GCAGCAGCAGAAGTAGCACTACCTAATATTCCGTCAACATAACCTTTTCTGGTTAATTCATCATTGGTAGTAGGCGTTGCGGTAGATGTAATTGAGTTAGATCCTAGCGCAATGTTTCCGGTCATTGTGCCGCCGGACAGATCTAGTTTTGTGTCTAACTGGCCCTTATTAACTGCATCACCACTAGCAGCACCATCAGTAAGACCTGTTATCTTGTTTGACCCCATAGCGATTGCGCCAGACATTGTGCCGCCTGCCAATGGCAGTTTAGTCGCTATAGAGTTGGTAATCGTTGTGTTAAACGCTGCATCGTCATTTAACGCAGCCGCTAACTCATTAAGTGTGTCCAGGGCAGCAGGCGCACCACCAATAAGATTTGATATTTCTGTATCGACGTACCCTTTAGTCGCGGCGTCCGTAGAAGAAACAGGTGAGCCAAGATCTGTAAGAACCGCAGTATTAAAGTCTACTGTTCCGTTAATTACGAGATCGTTAAGAGTTGTTGTGCCGCTTGAGGCTGTTACATTACCAGTGACATCACCCGTAATATTTCCAGTTACGTTTCCGGTCAGGTTGCCGGTTACATTACCAGTTAATGCACCGGAAAAATTAGTATTAGCGGTAATTAAAGTTCCTGTGATTGCTTGTGGAGTAGATCCACCAACCACCATTCCATTTATCGTGCCTCCAGTGAAAGTTGCGTTAGAAGACAATAGTGCAGTATTTGCAGTAACAGTTCCGCTAGCTGTGATAGCACCAGTGGTAACTGAGCTAGGATTTGTTCCAATCTCAATAATGGTTGCACCGCTATCCTCCGTAAATAACCTTTTATCTGCGGTATTTACAGCAAGCTCACCCTGTACCAAGTCCGTAGCTAATGGTACGGCTGAAGCAGTGGAGGAAAACTTAGTAATAATCGTAGTAGCCATCTATTTCACCACTTAACTTTGTTTGCCCAGTAAGCGGCCGAACACTTACCTTTCGCAATATTCTTGGCATGACGCGCTTTAAAAGACTTTCTTCTAGCCTTTTCTGCTGCGGTTTTGGGATTTTTGCCTGCGCCTTTAACGCCTTGCTGACCAAAGCGAATAGTTTTTACAGATCCATCAGCGCACTTAGCCACGACAACGTGGCTTTTAGTAGGGTGATTAGGAGTCCTCTTAGGCTTGTTATAGCCAGAGACTCCAACCCTTGCTAATCGGGGGTCTTTTTTAGGCATGAGATAAGAAGAGAGGGGGCAAAGCCCCCTCCCTATGCCTCATCTTATACGTCAGGTACGCAAAGAATAAAGCCACCCTCTGGACGGTATGCTTGAACGCCATAGAGCGTGTCAGCAGTGTACAGAGTTGACAAGTATTCTTGCTTGTACTGAGTCTGAGATCGGACGCTCATTTGCTCTGCAAGCATTAGGGCGTCTTTGTGGATCAAGTAAGCACCACGGATATCCGCAGTTCCACCAGTAGCAGTATTGCTAGTGGCATCCTCGATCAATGGGCAGTTAGAAGAAACGTAAATGTCGATTCCATAAACAGAGCCAATCAGTCCAGACTGAACAGTAGCACCATCACGGAAGTCAGCAGATACATAACGCTCTGTACCCATAATTGCTGATCTCAGTGTAGGAGGAATAACAAATGCGCGATCCGTCATTGGAACGTCATTGTCATCCATACGCTTGATCAACGCACGGAAACCAGCATCAGTAAATACGTCAGCAGGCAATACAGTGTCGTCAGTGTAGGCAGTCAGACCATTAGATGCGTCAACAAAGAATGTGTTCGCACCTTCCCATGCAGTACCAGTACAAGTACCAGATACAGGAACGGTCATATCAAGAGTACCGCTACCAAAACCAGTACCAGCACGGAACAGATCGTCATCAACCTGCTTCGCCAAAGCATAACCTGCATCTTCAGTGTAAAACTGTCGCAGACTTGCTTGGGCCTGTACTTCTACGATGTCCTCAATCAATCGAGAATATTCGTAGTGACGGTTAATAGTAACAGTCAGTTCACTTTCCAGATTAGCCTGCATAGTTACTGCGGCAGCTTCTGCTTTAGCATTTGCTGAACCACGAACAGGTTTAGGAACGTGAATAACATCACCCTTAGATCCCTGAAAGTTCAGAGTCTTAATAAGGGGAGCCATTTTAAGAGATTTTTGATAAGCAGCAATTACTTCGTCGGACCATATTTCAGGTACAAAAGTAGCCGCTGCGGTTGAGTCTACGGTCGCATTCGCCGTAAAAAAAGCACCGGAAGTTTCACCAGCCATGTTAGATCACCTTATCTGACACGCTTCTCCGCATATGCCTGTCTAATTTCAGGTTCCATGCTTTGATAACGTCTTGGGTCAGTCTTCATAAGTTCAATAATATCTGCCCTTCGGTATATCTTCTTGCCTGGTGCTTCAGTGCTTCCTTTTGCGCCGCCAGTTGAAACCTTTTTCAAAGTATCTTTTCTAGCATCTTTCTCAGAGTTATCAGCAGATGCAGACATTTGTCGCAATGCTTTCCACTGACTAAATATTTCGTCAGCAGCAGCAGAGTCAAACTGTTGATCTGCGCGCTGCAATAACTCTTGTCTGATAGGACTATCCTTAACCCAATTTACAAAATTGCTGTCTTGAATAATCTCTGGCACATCGGGATGCTTTTCTAAAAGCATCTGTTTAGCCTGACTCTGCCGCATTTGAACTGAGGCTTGCTGCGCTTCCTTGATTGCAGGATGGTTAGCAATTTTCGATTCTACAGCCTTATCAGGATCGGCAAAAAAGTCTACCTCTTCGGCAGGCTCTTCGGCTTTATCATTATTGGTCTGATTGAGAATGTATTCGTCTAACACCCTTCGTAGTTCAGTAACTTCTTGCTTCGCATTGCGTAGCTCTCCCAACTCATTACCTTGATTACCTAGCTTAGTTTCAAGCTCTTGGTGCATCCGTATGAGTTCTGTTGGAGACTTGTCACGATACTGCTCCGGTACTTCTGCTACCTCTTCTTGAACATCTTCAGAGACAGAAGCGTTAACGTCTTCATCTACCTCAACTTTATCAATAATTTTTGCCATCATTAAACTCCTAAGACCTTGCGTCAGCTACCCTGTTGGTTCTTTAACCTCAAGGACCGTTACTTGGCTACCTTACGTTCTAATGCCATCTTTTCCTCTCTACGTTTAACCCATTGATCGGATGCCGTAGGGAAATCCCCAGAACAACCATCAAGAACAAAGCGCGGAGCAGAAACGATACGTTTTGCTACAGTACCACATTCAGGACAATCTAAATGTTGTGTTTCACGTGAAACAAATGACTCGAATACATGATCTTGTTTGCAACAAAAATCAACGATTATCATCTGTCCACCACGATAAATTGCTACCCTCAATGTTTCGATTAAGCTCTGTTGTTTCTTCTAAGTTTAACAACATTGCAATAATTTCTAATTTTCCCCTTCTTTCGTACAAACTTTCAAGTGAATTTGTAGTTTGTACGTCATTGTATACATGAGCCATATTTTCTAGATCTTCTTTGAGTTGTTTCCACCCATCGGTAATAAACATTTCTTGGAAAACCGCATAATCTTTATCATTCATTATTAACTAAGTGCTTTTGCTGTTTCTAAATTTAATCTACGCTCTTCTAGTAGCTTTTCAGTTACCTTCATGCGCCTTTCAAACTCTTTATCGTCCTCAGTTCCAGCCTTTAAGTTAGTAGCAACGGCCTTAATCCTATCGTTCTCAAGTTCAACAGGAATCGCTTTAGTTTCCTGAGCAATTTTCTGCGCTCTAGCCTGCGATTCTGCTGCCTGACCGTTAAGAGCATTAGTTTGAGACTGCTGAAATTCTAGTTGTGCTTGCTGTACAACCTGTGCGGCCTCCTGAGCCTGTGGATTAGGCTGAGACGCCTGCTGAATAACCTGTATAAGCTGCTCACGGTTAGAAATATTCATATTGTCGATAATCGACTGAATAAGAACCGGATACAGCGGAGAATCAGTACCCATAGTCTGAAGCAACTGCACTAACTGTGTAACTTCATACTCCCGAGCAATAATACCTAGTGAAGACACCACATCGAACGTATAGTCGTTAACGGGATAGTAATCTGGCTCAAATTGCATATACCGATGTGCAACTTTTGTTACGAATGGTATCAAAAATGACTCTTGGAAGTTAA